TGTAGTTGGTTAGCACTTAAACCTTCTATATCTATACCTTTACTAGCTAAGGTTTGCTGCAACACTGTGTCATGGAGTTTATCCAACATAGTTGCCATACCAGTTGCATTGGTAGGTAGTTTCTGGTTGTTTTCTAAAAAATGTCCGTACACGTCCGCGTCAGCATCTAGCCCGTGATAAGCTTTATATGCGTCTTCATCAAAAACTGTATCGTTGTTCAAAGAAAGAGCTATAGCTTTATTTATCGCAGTAGTTGCGGGTTTTAACGTCTCATTGAAGTCTTCATACTTAGTGTTCATATATTTTAGAGATGTGTCATACTCAGAACTAGCGGTATCAAATTCAGTTTTTGCGTCAGGTAGCTGTGCAATGTAGTCTGCATGTGTTTTGTTGTACGCGTCCAATGCAGGTTTGTATGATACTTCGTAATCAGTCGCTAAGTTATCTTTAAACGTATTATAAGCGTCAGCAGCTTCATTTACTGAATCTTTCATGTTGTTAACAAACCCTACCGAGTATGGGTTGTCCGGATTCATTTCAGCTTTAGCTTTATCAAGAAGGGCTTTTTTATCTGAATACGTTTGTTTTAGCTCGTCTTGCTCTTCAATTTTACCGTTAAGCTCGTCTAATAACTCGTTATGTGCATTTTCTGTGACAGATACGTCGTTTATTATTTTGTTATACGCTTTTGTTTTTTCATCTAAAGATAAAGCTTTTTCTTCTGTAGTTTTATAAGCACCGCTAACTTTATCAATCGCACTATTTACTGGCCTATCAATAACTGTCTTTAACGCTTCTGCGCCTGCAGCAGAAATAGAATTAAAGAACGCTTCTCCGGCGGCATCAGGGTTACCAAGTATTGTTTTTGTAACAGCGGAAGTTACTGCATTAGTTAATATAGCTGCTTGAGTTGCGTCAAACCCTGCGTTCTCTTGTAAGAATTTTGACATAGTGCCGCCGATAGCAGCGTTTTTCATAATTACATTAGATAGTTGTTCCGGAGATAATGCACCCCCACTTACTTCAGCAGAAATACCGGCGTATATAGAATCTTTAACCCCATCATTTAAATCTTCAAAGCTTTTACCAAACTTTTCTGTCATAGCTTCGCTAACTTTGCCCAGACTTGTAGCTACAAAGGCGTTTACCCCGCCAGTAACAAAGGCTTTTAAAGGGTCTTGCCCGTAAACAAGTGCAGTCGTTGCAGACTTCGTACCCGCTTTAACAATATTACTTACAGTAGCAGATGTACTTGCCGATACACTTGCCCCAAGCGCTTCTGAAGCAGTTGCGGATGCGGCAGTACCCACAGCGGAACCCGCTGCACTAGCTACATAAGATATAGCCGCGGCCTTTGCGGCGTCTTCAAGATCACCACCATCAGCTAAAACCGCTGCGCCGTCAATAAGAGGTATCATCCACGCATTACCTGTGGCTATAGCAGCTATAGTGGCTATGGTTTTTAGTGGGTCTTCTCCAGCGGCTTCAAGGATACTCTGTCCCATATCCACAACAGGGTCTACAATTTCATCAACAACCCAATCAGCAGCATCGTCAAGTACGTCTGTAATTGGATCAATAATTTCGTCTTCTATAAAATCGCCAGTGTCTTCAACTATATCTTCAACTATATCTACAATTTTTTTGATTGGCTTAAAAACAAAACTCATATTACTTACCTTTGTCTTTAGTTGAATTTAGTTTAAAAAATACACGATACCCACTATTGTCTTCAAATTCCGCCATCATAGCTTTCATGCCTGTACCACGTATACGTTTACCTACAGACTTTGCTACAGGTAAAAGTTCTTGACCATCAAAATCTACAGAGTAATGTGTTACACCTTTATCGCGTAGGACTGTTAAATATTTTACGTAGTTGTTTACAAAGTTTTGTGCGGTATCTACATTAAATACTCGGCCAACCATTTTGTTTTTGTTGTCTTTTTTGCCACGGTGTCCAATAAACACAGTGTTTCCTACCTGTGCAGTATCTATATCTGGCAAAGATAGTTCTTTAGCCACAGATAAAACAGCGGCTTCTTTAGACACACCTCCTAGATCAAGCTGATCTGCAGCCATCATTATAACAGTTGGGCCGGGTAGTGGTTTTTGTCTACTATCTACTACAGTTTCCATTATGTGACCTCTAATATACTTGCAGTTACATGTAGCCTGTTAGCTGTAGCCGCAGTGACTTTTAGTATTTCACCTGTTTGTACCACTAAAGGAGCTGTTAACAACTCTATAGTAGCGTTAGCCCCCACTGATTTTGTTTTAAATAGGCTGTGTACCGCTGCACCCGCTGTCAAAGTAACAGTTATAGTATCTGCATTGCCGCTATCTTCCGATACTAGAATGGATTTTATTACTCCAGTTGTTAAAACTGCACAGGTGTACAAAGTTGTTACGTTTGTAGTTGTAAGATCAACTTTTGCATTTGTGTATGTGTTTGCCATTAGCTTATAAACCACCCCATAGCTTCGGACTGCTGTGCAAGAGACCTATCTCGTAAAGCGTTGTCTACTTGATTAAAGTACAACCGCAGCACTTTGTTGAACTCTTCAAATTCAAACGTGCTATACTCAGTGGGTGGGTAAGGTAGCGCAGGAGCGCGAAAACCTACTATATGATCGTTATTAGCCATTAACGTCTCCCATCAGGGCGCATGTCAAGACGAGGATACCCAAGTTGCCACTGAACTCCAGTTGTTGAGGATTCAATTTTCATAGACATTTGCCTGCCGCGCACGCGTGTGTATATCTCACTGGTGTATACATCTACTGGAACGCTAGCGCTACGCACTACAGCACCTGTGTTTACTCCACTTTCAGACGCTGGGGTATTATACCCAGACCCCGAAGAGTTTAGCGGGGATAGCGTCATATTTATCGTAGGTGTGTTTCCTGTAGAGCCTTCAAAAGATACATCTGGTATCATTTTAGACACAAGCGCAAACTGATGACCATCTTCAAGGTCAAATTCAGCAGAGGTTATGAAAGCAGAAATAGCAGCGGGTGTGCCTGTTTCGTTGTCATCAATACCGTTCTCGTGGTCTACAAGCACAGAGTTGTACGTAGCAGCAAGAGGGAAATTTCTAAGTCCAGAGTCCAACCACGCAGAACGTGACATAGACCCATAATACCAAATGTTTTCAAGGTAGTTGTAGACCACATATTTGTCGATATCAGAAGCATTTGCAGAACAGTAGAACCACCATACTTCGTGAAACGCTTCGTTACTCCCACCGAACACTTGGTTATACTGTAGGGGGTTAAAATCTGAAAACACATGCTTGCGTAAATCACATGGCAATGGTTGCGTGCGCCCATCGTATTTGTAAAACTTATCTTTACCCATCCAGTAAGCAACACCGTTAGCGTATGCTACAGAGTTTTGTGAAGTTATAGATATTTGCTCCCCAACTAAGGTAGCTCCCCATACTCCAGATTCTGCGCCTACATACTGTAAAGAATACAAAGAAGAGTCTGTCCAAACTAAAACTTCTTGGCGTGCTTGTGTGGACGCAACGATCTCTGTACCACGAGAAAGTCTTAGACTACCGGCTTGTGTGGTAGCAGTAGGTGTCCAATTCGTAGCATCTTCTTGGTCAGACCATCGAATTAACATAGGGTCTTGTGTAGCTGAACCTATTAAATTAGCCCCAAAACAAAACACAAAACGGTTAATGTCTGACACAAGTATAGAGTTTTGTATCGAAGGTATGTTTGATCCTGTTAACTCTAGCGCCCTAGTAGTCAACTCACCTGTAGCATCCCAGTAATATATACGCCCGCCACGAGGCCCAAAAATTAAATCTTCCCCAAAGTTTTGCTGTGTCCAAAGACGTAAAGATTCTGTATCTTCTATTCCAACACCAAAGCCCCCAGAACCCCAACCAGAAGCTCCCCAACCAACGCGGGGGTTTGCAGAAGAAGCACCAGTGCTAATTTGATACGCTCCTACTGTAGCACTCCCACCATTTCCTGAATCAGAAGAACTAGCAGCGATATTAGTGTATTTGGCATCAGTTATAGTGTCAGAGTTAAAACTTTTAGCTATTATTGTGTATTTACTATCGGTCTCAATGTTTACAATTTGGTACTCTTGGTTCAGCATAGCCGCAGTTATATTCCCATTTAATGGAGCAGCATCTGTAAAAGTTACAAAGTCGTTTGCTTCTGCTCCATGTGCGGCGTCGGTTACTATAAGGGTAAAACAATTTACTGTAGCGTTATCGTTGTGAGCTGCTGCTGTTGTACTTGTGTTTGTACCAGAAACTAAATAAGATTGTCCCCTAGCACAGCCAGTAAACGTATTGCTTGAAATTGCTGAATAGTCAATAACTTCAGTTCCAATAATAATTTTACCCGAAGTAGGAAACCCCGTAGTGTTGTCCACAGTTATTGTAGTCGTAGTAGCGTTTATAGCACCGTTTAATTGTGAAGCAGACGCCTTAAAAGTAACATCTCCAGCGCTGGTGGTGAGGCGTAACGGTGTTATGTCGTTATAGCCCCCGCCGTTTTCAATATAAAACTTTAAATGCGTGCCTACACCAATAAGGTTTTGACTACCCAAAGTAATCCAGTTCCACAAAGAACGGGTAACGCCTAAATATGTTGCGTCTGATATACGAGTCCAACCACCAATTTTCTCGGGAGTACCTTGCCTAAACCGTATATTGTCGCATTCATACCAGCCACCTTCGCTAGCATACCTAGTGTTTTCGCGGTTAACACCCGGTTTTAACAAAACTTTTTTTAGGGTCATTTTATACCATCTCCAACGCTTGGTGTAGAGTTTCTTTGTTGCGGCGCGTCCAGCCTCGTCCAAAGGTTTCAAAGGTCTTTAACCCCTTATAGAAGTCTTGGCGCACGCCGTAAACATAATTTATTACAAACTCAGGGTCTTTCTCCATAATAAGCCCTATTGTAGCTGGCCCTATTGAGCCATCTTGAGTAGCTCCAACCGCACGTTGGATAGCTTTGGACGGCCTACTTTTTCCGGAATTTACACACCAATCAAAGGCGCACCAATCAATACCGGAAGGAAGTGAATCTCCTTTAATTCTATCCCAGTAATTCTTTTTGTATATTGGCCCAACATCTTCTGGCGTTAAGTCACGCATTTCTTGTTCTGTAGACTCACGACCAATCCACTCGTCGTACACTTTTTTGGTAACTCCCAAATTTGTGATACCCCCGGGATCGTCGGGATGATTTACGAATCCGCCTTCGTGAGAAAGAAGCATTTTCAAACACTTATCAAAGTTATCTTTCATTTCTTGCCTCCGTAATACTTACTTACACCACGCATCCCAATTGATGCACTTACAATTCCGCCGAGGCTGTATTGATACCAACCGGGCATATTAGCTAATGCTAAAAATCCAGCCTCTACAATTTGATTACCCCAATTCCCACAAAACGCCAAAATAAGGGGAATACTGAACAAAAGCGTAATCCATTCATCCTTCCAGCTATTTTCTGATGCTTTCATTGCTGCTAAGTCCCAATCAAGTTCTCCAGTAGCAATTTTCATTTTAGTTTGAGCTTCAGCTTGCTTTACAGCAGTTTTGCCCTCAACCATAGCTCCAGCAAGGTCAGCAACCTTACCTAATAAACCTAATCCTATCATTCTTTATCCGCCTTTCCTTTTGTGTAGGCTTCTTTGCCATAAAAAGCGGCAACGATAGCAGCTACAGAAACAAAATATACACCAGCTATAGAGGCTAGTGACTTCATGGCTTCATCAAGATTAGCCACGTTACAAATAATTATAGCAAATGGATACAACAACATACCAAATAAGGCAAACCAAGCCATCTTACGTTGGGCGTCTCTTTGGGCATCGTCATCTAGCATTTTTAAGCGTTTATCTTCGAACGCCATGCGATCCCATTCAGATTGGTCTATCGAACCATTACCGTCTGCGTCAACTTTTTCAAACTCAGTCATATTAGTCTCCTAATCAGCAAGGGGGTTGTCTAATGCCCTTTGTAGTTTATCCATTAACTTATCTTCTAGGTCTTTCATGGAGCCGCTTTGTGACACTCTAACACGTTCTCGTTGATTTTCAAAGCGAACTTCTGCGTTGTCTATCATCTTGCGTACCTTGTCTTCAGCCTCACGAACCATATCCTCCACACGATCCGTTTGCTTCTCAATGCTCAATATGTCCGAACGCAATCCATTCTTAATGTCACGACTGTATTCTACTGACTCTTCTACCTTCTCAGATATACCTGTGACCTTTGCATCCATAACATCCATTGCTTGTTGATACTCGCCAAGGTCTAACCCTGCAACCTCTTCGATCTTTTGATACATAACAAACCCACCGTATAGCCCACCTACAACTGTAGATAAAAATGCAAATATAGCTACGATAGAACCGAACGACAACTTCATGCCACCTGTCTTAAACTCACGATCTGCAAGTCCATCTATATTATCTGCTATCTTGGTAGTATCCATCAGTTTTCAAACTCCATCTCGCCACCTGCATTCTGTAAGTTCTTTAGTGCTTCAAGTTCATCGCGTAGCTTCTGTATCTCCAAACGGCGTTGAGTTAGCTCTATCTGATAAAGATCATCGCAATTAATACGAGCCTTTGGTTTATCAAGCGGTATAACAATACGAGCGTATACGCCTATGTCTTTGCCACGACTGTTTGTGTTTAGCCCTGACAGTACACCTGTCACGCCATACTCTAAGTTTACACCTCCACCGACAGCATTACTGCACCGCATACTACCTGTAGAAAAAGAATCTGACTGATAGTTCATAGGAGGGCTAGGCAGTGCAAGCGAAAGAGAGCTATTTTCTGCTAAAGCGGAACTAGATAGTAAACAAAGGGCAGCTACTAATCTCATGCCGGTTCACCATCTAGCCTCGAACATATCCTAGAAGAAATAAGAGTTCTTGACTGGTTGGTCTTTCTTACCTTTGACGTTGTGCATAGATACACAGCTTCAGGCATATCTCTTTTTCTTATGTAAACATCAAAAGATTTATGCTCTTTATACTCAACCTGCATAATCCTATACGTTGTAGAAAAAGGTATGTTCATCCAATTTAAATCAAACAAATCAATCTGATAATATCTTATTTCTTCCCTAGAATTAAAGAGAGACATTTCTACTTTAACCACGTCTTTAACGTGAGATGTTTTTACTTCAGGGTACGCAGGTGTCATCTCGTGCGCAGACGCACTAAAAGTAACAAGCATTCCTAATGTGATTACCTTACTTAGCAATGCAACTAGCCTGCACAACCGCAGTGTAAGTGCCGCCCGGTAATGGTTTAGCTGAACCATAAACAGCACTAGAAGCTGTGGAGAACCATGTTGAACCTGCTAATGTTAAGTTAAAGTTTGTAGTATTACCTACAACTGTTTTAGCTGCTTCATAAGCTGACATCCCCGCAACAGACGTTTGTGTAACACTCGTACTACCTGTCCATGCTATTGTATCCGTAAGCGAAGGAGCCGAGCTAAAAGCTGTTGGGTGTGTTATACTAGCCGTGTAAGCATCTGCAACCGAAACGTCATACCTGACTATAGGTAGTACACCTCCATCAGCAGGAGTAGTGCTTAGTTTGCTGGCAATCGGGTTGCCGTATGAACCCGCTTTAGTTGTTTGAATAACACATTTAGCCTCTACGCTACCTGTTATATCAACGTTTGCTAGTGCGGGAAACGCACACAGCGAAAGTATTGCTATAGAATATTTCATATTTAACCTCATTGGTTGTACTGCATGTCGACCATTTTCTCATGCAGAAGTTGTTGTGCTAGGTTGTTACGCAAGGCTTTCTTGTTGTCAGGTATTTCTGAATCAGCAAGACCAGGGGCATCAGCATACACACCCCCATTGATAGACGCGTTATAATACATGGCTATGTTGGTTTGTTGGTTTATAGCCAGTATAAGATCATCTTGTCCTTGTGTTTTAAATAGAGTTAACGCGTTGGCAGATGCTGTTAGCCCCATTTCAATTCGGGTTTCCTCTTCCTCTTCCTCCTCTGAGAGGATTAAGTTACCGTCTTCGTCGTACTGAAATTCGTCAGCTTCGATCGCAGCCATAGCTTCGTCGTCGTCTAAGACATCGTATAATTCCACTACAGGGATAACAGGTACAGGCTTTACATACCCCGGACATGCAGGGTTAGATTGTTCGTCGTAACACTCATCTATTCGAAAACTGTATATAACCACAGGATCAGTTACAGAGCCTTGGCCTTCAACAGTAATTGAACCGTCTCCCCACTTAGAAGAGGCTACGTTAGCTATAGGAAACGATTTAACGATTGTATTTCCAGGTACTCCCGACCAATCATCCGTTGCACTAAACGTGTAACCCTCACCTTCCGCATTAAGATTTTTGACGTGGACTTTCAAATCATCTTCTGGGTTTTTAATTGTGGTGTATTTGTATAATAGGCCATTTATATCTAAGCCAGGAATATCAGGCAAAACAGAACTCATGCCCCAGCTTAGTGCTGCGGACGCGGCATTTCCTGTTGTTCCGTAGCTATACGGATCACATTGCGAGTAAGAAGGCCAAAGTAGCAATAATGATACCAAGACCTGTTTTTGTTTCAACATTCTCATTGAAAATCTTCCTCATTGGATTATTTTGTTCGCGCTCAATAGTTTGGTTAATGGCTTCCATTTCCCATGCAAGCCTAGCTTTATCCCCCACCAACCCATCCTTGGGACAGGGCGTCCCCGCGTTGAGCATGGCTTCAAACACGCGAGAATCCTGGCACATTACAGATACGGCAGCTACCTTCATTCCCATATCGTACATGACTTTAGCGTTTTTTAATTTTTCACAATTCATATCTCGTACAGTTCTACCTGCGGATATACCAAGGATTTGTGTTTGCACCGCACCTGCTACACCAACAGTACAAAGGTCAGAGTTACTTGCACTTATTTGTGGAGAAATAGCAGAAGGCGGTGGGCTATTAATTGTAGTGTCCATAGTGCCATCCGACCTTACTGTGCTTTCGGACTTAATTGTATCGTCATCGTCAGCAAAGACAGCGTTACCGATTGCAAAACCCGCAAAAAACAAAAACGTTACTACAAATAAGCGTATCATTGTCGCTCCACCAGCCTATCTAGCTTTTCTTCAATCCTGTCGAACTTACTCATTATTTGACCAAGCACCTGATTAGAGTCAGCTTTAGTGACGTACTCTTTGGCTAGTTCTTCCCGAGTTCTGTTAAGCAGAATTTGAACGCGGTTTAACTCAGTGTGTTGACTTTTTATCCACCACCCTAACCCGCCTAAAGAAGCGGTAAGCACCGTGTTCCAAATTGCGTCCATTGCCATCATATCTCTCTACCTGTCAACACGTTAACATATATCTCCGTACATGCAAATACTCCTCAGCATCCTCTGTGAATATAGTTCTTTTGTTCATTAATCTGTTTCCTGTATAGTCAAAGTACCAGCTTCGACTTGCTTGAGTATCTCTGCGTAGTGTCTGTTGGATGGGTCTAGTGGGACAAACATCTCTTGTCCGTCTATTGTTGCTTTGATGCCAGAGTTGTTGCCATCCATGTCAGCTTGATATTGTGCTGATGTAATTGTCATATTATTTTCCATGATTATAACTCCGCATCAAAATTTATAGACCCGCCAGAGTTAGCCCCATACCAACCAAGCAAGCAATTTGTAGTA